AAGGTTAAGGTATGTATCGGTAGGTCATTTGCTGGGGCGCTGGCGTACACTTTTTGGAGTACGGTGCTCATAGATCAAATTTTGATTTGAAATAATCTAAAACATTGCTTAAATGTTCTTCGTAACCCACTTTAAATATATCGTCATGCATAACAATAAGCTCGGCTATTTCACACTTTGACAATGATGAATTACTGTCGTTTTGCCCTAAATACAGTGTTTCTCTAGTATTTGCCGATGTAACTTCTCTATAACCGACTGCTGTTAAATTTGTCGGATTCAACATTTTTGCAGTCATAGTGTCATTATCAAATGAACCTATCAAAATTAGCCATTTATTTAACCCGTCAGTTACTGAATACTCAACACCGCCATTGGAACCAGAGATATTAAAGCGAGTAATATCAGCATTTGTCCATAGTGGAACCCCTGTTGTTGAACTACCTGTGGCAACTAAATTATTATTAGCTCCTGAGTTTTCAGTAACCTTTATTACTGCTGCATAAGTAAATGATCCTGTATTCACTGGCATATCGTGAACCTCACGAATCATGCCGCCCGTATCACCGCCATTGCCATTCACTTTAATAGTGTTATGTCCATTTAAGCTATTTTTCTGTATTGTCGGGCCGAAAGTTCTAGAGTGAGCTTTTATAAAGTTGACTCTCTCCATCGACTTATCAATTAAAACCAAATTACCATTTTCATCTGTAAAGTAATTATCTTCACCTGCATTAACCCATGATGTTAATGATAGTAAAAGTTGAATCTTTTCAGACAAATCATTTAAAACAGGTAGTTCGGCATTATTGAACGAAACACCTTTTAATTTTATAAACTGTGGCATCATTATTTCCTAAATTAGTTGTTCAAACGCTATCGCCCAATTTGGCAGCAATGAGCCATCAAATTCAGCAACTGTGGTTTCTGAGTCTCTTAAATTGCCTGCGGGCATGTCATACGCATATGTTATTTTTTTTGTATCTCCTGTCGGTGCTTTGTTAAGAGTGATTTTAACCTTCGTACTGTCTATAACTTCGACGGTTTGAATATCTGCACTATTTGTTGAGTCTTTGTATTTAAAACCATAGTTCACTGATGGTTCTAACAAAGAGGTGTCCAAAATTAGAGGTGGAACGGGTACGTGAAACGTGACGGTGATTTCGTTATCTGATAACACTGCTGACAATGGGTGAAGTGGCAACCAATCTTCGCCAGATAAAACACGTTTTAATACAGCACCTTGTTTTTCACCACATAGCCTATATCCACCTGCTGTTAAGTGAACAACATCAACAAATGGATATTGATATTTTGGCTGAGTTAAATAACAATTTTCAGTCTGTAGGGCTACATTTATCTGGTCAGCCATGACTTTGTGACCAATGCCATTTTTGGGAGTCGGTTTCTGATCAATAAAAACAGATACAGATTCTTCCTGTTTGGTTATTGCTGGAATATCAGTTCGATAATCATTTATAAACTCTAATAAATTATTGTCATAATCTTGGTTGTTTATTCCTGCGTCATCTTCGCCATGTGTAATAAAAAGGTGCTTAACTCGTAAACGCCAACCATAAGACTCACATATTTTTTTTGCGGCTAATATCTCGTTAATAGCATTAGAGTAAGGTACAGTGCCTTTTTTTATCTCATCATAAGAGCGGCCACCTGCACCATGCGTTCTATACAGCCAAGTGTGATCAAAATTACCATCATCCGAAAGCAATTTGTGCAACTGTGTTAACATGCCTGATCCTTGCGTTTCACCAACACGCGAATTATCAAACTCCTCCTTTATACCTGTAAAATGAGTTATTGCCGAGGTATCAACTGTCTTCCATTCATTACCTCTTGCACCATCATTCAGCATTAAACAAAATTCTGGGTATGCTGCTGTTTTACTAACCGTTGCCTGTGAATGTATATCGTTATTTAAGTAATATATCGCACCGCCGCCAACACTTAGTGATTGGCCTGCATGTATAATCATATCAACAACGCCGTTCTTTGGTCTTGATATAGTCGTTTCATTGTCAATATCATGAACGTAAACTTTGTCTTTGTTGCCATAACGATTATCTACAAATTCAATTAATGAATTAGCTTTTTTGAGCTTTTCTGCAACCTTGCCAATACTTTCATCATCTAGGTTTGCTGTGACATCACCCGCACTATTTATACCCAGCGCTACACGGCCTTGATCGTCTGTAATTCCCCACACCAATGATTTAGAAAATACATTTTCACTATCAATTTCATTATGCCTAACAAGATGCGTTTTGCCATTCCTATCAATAGCAAGCGGCAAAGTCTTTGATTCGCTAACAACACCCCAAACAAAGTTTGTTTCGATGTTTCGTTCATCAAATATTCCAGACGCTAATTTCTTCTTTGTTGATTCACTAGGTATAAAGTCAACCAGCCCTTCGTGATTAACTCCTAATGCGACTTCATTGTTTTCATCAGTTACTGCCCACACAAATTGATTCGATAGAAGGTCGTCATTCTTTATTTCTGATAAAGAGTTCTGCAGCGTGTGGATGAGTGATTCTAAAAAATTAGCCTTTGTAACTGATAATAGAGTGTCATATTTTGAACGTTTCCAAATGCCTTCCCCTAGACCGCCTTCTTTACCATACAGCCCGTTATTTTCGGGTATTTCATCATCCCACACTTCTGCAAGTGTATTTTCTTCATATGCTAAATTGGCGTTCATTTCGGGTAATGTTTTAAATGTAACCCGCCCTTGCACCATAGTCTGAATAGCTGAGAAGTTATCTTTTATAGCTTTTGAAATGCTGTCTCTTTCAGTGCCATTAACAACAACGATCTGGCCTTCATCCCCGGCTATAATTTCGTTAAGCTGACCTAGTAAAGCTTCAAGCTCTGTTACTAAACTAAAAAATGTTTTACTCATTGGTTATTTTCCTGATAGGTATTAAGGGCATCTTTAACGCCGTCAACTAGTTGTTCTAAGGTGCTTGGATGTAAAGCCGATGCAACTGCTTGCTCTTCACTTGGTTTTTCACGCTTTTTAATTTCAATGTTTGCTTGATAGCTCCAACGCCCGGCGCCGAGCGGTTTATAACCTTCCATAGGGGAGTTAATAAACCGTACTTCGTGTTCAATCATGCCTTGCGGTGTGGGTATATCCATTAAAAACCATTCATTGGCTTTTAAACTGTGTTCATAAAAACTTTCAAAAACAGTTGCCAGCGTACTGCTTAAACGCCATGTGGCTGGCATGGTGGTGGGTACGCTTAAAAAGCGCCGCCGCTGCCTTGCTCTGCCGCTGTTCATTTCGGTGCGCAATGTGTTTGATTGCTGCTTAAATGAGGTTGAGCTAAGTAGAGGGTAAGGCAGTATGCTTGGGTATTTAATCAATGGTTAACTCCCCGTTCTTTGTACGCCGTAGGTGGTTTCCATAATGGCTGCTGCATCACCGCCGTAACGAATGTTAGACACAAACACGTTAATGATTTGCTCATCATCCATGTTTGTTTGCTCGTACTGGCCTGCGCGGCTGGCATCTTCAATTAGGTTTACACTGACGTTGCCGCCTGATTTACCTGTGTTTATTTTTTCAGCGGCGCGTGACACATCAATGTTTTGCTTGGGTGATAAAACCGACTCACCACGCTGCAAAAAGTAGGTGGCATCGTCACGAACGTAACCTAAACCACCATGCGCCACACCATCGGGTACAGGTTGGTTTTTAATGGCCATAACGTTCATCATACCCATTGCGGTAACCGCTGCGGCTGCAATTGGGCCTGCAATTGGGCCTAATTCCAACGCTTTGGTTGCGGCCATATAGGTACTTACAAGGGCTTGCCCTGCACTAACAACCTGATTAATACGAAACGCTTTTTTACTGCTTGCGGCGGCTTGCTCAGTAAGCTTGCCGCCAATTTCTAGGCCAACGGCTAAACGGTCTGCACCACTTGCGCGGTCAAACTCAACAAACTGGTTGACCATTTGCCCGTATTCGCCAGTGCGTTTTAATTGCACATTACGTTTACGGTCTTCGTGGGCAGCCTCTTCGGCTTCTTTGAGTGAATGAAAACCTTGCAACTCGGCAATTTCAGCGTTCCAACGGTCGCGGCGCTGCTGGTCTTCTAGCTGGCGCGCTTCGTTAATGCGCTGGGTGCGCTTGGCTTCCTCTTCGGTTTCAATGGCTGTTAAGCGCTCTTCGTGGGCCTGTTTGTTTTGTTCAAGTAAAATATCTTTTTCAAACTGACCAATACTACCCGCTGACCATGCTTTATCAATAACGGCTTCGCGTTCTGCAAAGTGGGCTTTTTCAAGTTCAAGCTGAGTGGCTAAAGCTTGCTTAACACGCTGCAAATCGGTGTTTATTTTTTCAGCATCAGCGGCGGCACCAAGTGGTTTTTTAAAGCCGGTGTTTTTGGTGTTTTCGCTACCTTGATTGGTTACTTTGGTCGGCTCTGTGGGGCTTAAATTGTTTTCGCTTTCGCCATCCCACACATTACCAAAACGTGATTTTTTAAAGGCTTCTTGGTTTTTTTCAAGGCGCTCGGTTACATCGTCAATATCTTTTTTAAGCTTGTCTATAACTGCTTGGTTGGTGCCTGAATGTGTTGAAAATATGCCGTAACTGTAACCGTATTTGCCTTTGCTTTGAAATTCAACAAGCTCGTCTTTTAGCTCTTTGAGGGCTTTGCGGTCTTCGGTTATTTTAAGTGCAAGGCCGTCATCACTAAGGGGGTTGTCTCGCATCTTATCAAACATGATAGATACGTTTTTGCTCCAATCGCTAAAGTAATTAGATATGTCTTTAACAACGGGTGTTAGTGAAATTAAGCTATTTCTAAGGGTAATACTGCCGGTTGCGCTCAGTTCTTTTAAGATTTTGTCGAGTTCTTTACTCTCCTTAATCATATCATCGCTAAGTGCGCCGCCGTACTCGCCCATGCTGTTTGCAAGTTCAACAAAGCTTTTGGCACCGTCTTCGGCCACTTCTGAAAGTCGCTGGCCTGTGTCACCGGCTATTTGTTGCAAGTACAAGTTGCGCTCTGTTTGCGAGCTTACCTGTGATAATGCTTCCATCATTTTGAGGAACATTTCATCAGGCTTTAAGTTTTTAAACTCATCAACGCTTATGTTGAGTTGTTCAAACATATCAAGCGCTTCGCCTGAACCGATTGTAACCAGTTCGGTGATGCGTTCTGATGTATCAGAGAGCAATTGGGTAAAGTCGTCCTGACCTACGCCGTATTGGCTCGCTGCAAAGGCTAACTTGTCGAATCGTGTGGTGTTCACATCCATTGATTTTGCAACACGATCCATTTCTGTAACCGCTTGTGCATTATCTGCAGCCAGCTTTAACACTGCGGCACTACTGCCCGCAATGGTAATGGCTAAGCTTGCAACAACTCCAGTCAATAACTTAACGCTCTTTTTTGAGCTACTCATTGCGGTGTTTGTTTCATTTGCAAACTTTCGGGCGTTACCACCGGCTGTTTCTAATGACGATTTAAACTCTTTGCCATCTGCAACGAGCTTAACTATTAAGTCTTGTACGCTTTTGCTCGACACGTTAGATCCCATCTAATATTGCAAGTTGCTGTTCGGGGGTTTGGTCTTGTTTAGGTGACATAGAAAAGTCACTTAACTTGTAGGGTTTTTTGACGTTGCCTGATGTGTTGGCTATTACGCATGCAAGGTTAGATAAGTAATAATCTTGTACGGCAAAGCCGTCTGGTTCTAGCTCTAAAAAATCCATCCAGTCCTGGTACAAACTGGATGGCATTTCATCAAGCAGCGCGTCTACATCCCAAACACCAAGGAGTTTTGCAAGGCGAAAAGCCTGCAAGCGGTTTGGCAGTTTAGTTAGCCTATTTACTTTTTTTGATCACTTTTTAGTAAATAATCAAGGCCTGACATTTCACAAATAGCTTCGTGAAGCTTGCGCAAAGCGCCATCACCTAATTGCATTAATTCTTCGCGGTCTTTCGGCTCGGTCACGTTAAATTCAAGCTCGCCTGTTTCTTCATCACGTAGGCCCGCGCACACAATGGTGAGTGTGAGCGTGGCATAATGATGGCTGGTTGCTTGGCCTTTTTCTTGTAAGTCAACAAGGGCTTGCAAGTAATCAAGCACAATCATGCGGTCTTGGGCGCTTAACTCGGTGACGGTAATGTCATCACCTTGCGCCAGCTTTACTTTTTTAGTTTGTAAGCGGGCGGCGTTTTTTAATTTGTCTCTTAATTTCATGCCCATGTACCACGCTCAATTGGCCCTGACAGTTTAAATTTAAACTCTTGCACCATGTCTTCACCCGCTGCAAGCGGTTCGCTTACACCTGTGATTATGCCTTTAAATGTACGTGAAGGATTGCCCACAACCGGGTAATGTAATGCATATTCAGTGGTGGCTTCGTTGTTATCTTCAACCGGGGCGTAAAACTCGTCTTCCATTGCTTTGGCTTCAACGTTTGCGTCTTTACGGTATTTAATTTTAACTGTTAGTTCGCCCGGCTCCATCATGCCACGTTCGTATGTACGTACATCGTCTTGGTCGGTGCCATAGTCGGTGTTTTCTGTGGTGTCGCGTGATGGCGAAATGCCGTCTATTTCGATAATGTTACCAACAAATGCAAGTGTGTCTGCGCCTGATTTTCTCAAGAATTTGGTGCGTTTTCCGTAGGCCATGATGGCTCCTTAATATATAAATTTAACTGTGTATTTAAG